TCCGCTGGCCGACCCCGGTGGGCCGATAACTGGCAGAAGTACCACCGCTGCCGCAAGGACCTTAATCAAGTGCGTGCGGCTGCGGGCAGGCAGGCGTCCAGGCTTGACTCGCTGGTCCTTAAGCTGGTTGAGCAGGCCGGGGGTGACCTGTGACGGTCAAGCCCAGGGGGAGCGGCTACGAGGTTTACCTAAAGCGAGAAGGTAAACGCTACAGGAAGACATTGCCGACTTTGGCAGAAGCTCAGCTTCTGGAGTTGCAATGGAAAGCAGCACTATTGAAAGGGGAGACCCCACGCATGCCGGAAGAAGAAGGCCTTCAATCGTCTCTGTCGCACTACCTGTCCCGAACAATCAACTTGCATTGGTCAGGCACACGCGGCGAAAAGACTGCAGTATCAAATGCCCGCGACGTGATTGAGTTCTTTGGAGAGGACTTCGACGTGTCGAAGCTGACAACCAAGCACGTCAACGATCTGATTGAGCACTTCAGGACTCGCGGACTAGCCAACGCAAGCATCAACAGGAAGCTAGCATCTCTAGGCAAGCTGATAGCTGTGGCCGAGGACGACGGACTGATAACTTCACGTCCGAAGATTGGCAGGCTCAAGGAGCGGAACCAACGAGTCAAGTGCTTCACCAACCAAGAGCTTGACGAGATGGTTGGTTACATGCGGGAGAACAACCACGGCGACGTGGCCGACTTCTGTCTGTTCCTTTTGGACACCGGCATGCGAGTTAGCGAAGCACGCAGTCTGGACTGGCAGTCGATCACCGACACCCACGCCACAGTAAACGACACGAAGAACGGCGACTCCCGATCTGTGCCTTTGACTAAACGCGCCCTGGAGCTGCTTAAGACTAGGGATACAGCCAAAGCGCCCTGGGCCAAGATTAGCCAGTCTCGTCTGACCTACGTGTGGAACGCAGCACGCAAGTTCAACGGGTACGACGGCGACCCGGACTTCGTGCCTCACTCCCTCCGCCACACGTGCGCCAGCAGGCTGGCCATGAGCGGCGCTGACATCCAGGCGATCCAGCGGTGGCTCGGTCACCGGACCCTGGCCATGACGATGCGCTACTCGCATCTAACTAAACAGCACCTCGTGGCCGCGAAGGACGGCCTGGAGTGTTGGAACGATCAGATGCAAGCGGACGACTAAGTGTCTGACGAAGAGCGGATGATCGAGCTTGGCAAGGAGACCTATTGGTCTCGTTTGCGGAAGTACAAACAAAAGGGAGCACACAGTCTCACGTCGTCAGGACGATACATGCTTAGAGAAGCGACCAGTACGGTTGGACAGGCACTAGAGAAATGGATTGAAGACGCAAGCCACAAGCCCGGCCGCAGGCACACAGCTCTAGCGGCTCTGTCGAGGCTCGACCCGTACCTCGTGGCCATGGTTGCCGTCAGGGAGTGCATCGACTCGGTCGCCCTTCGGAAGCCCTTCATGACGGCGGCGAGGGACATCGGCAAGGCGCTCGCAGACGAGGACAGGCTCAGACAGATCAAAGAAGCAGACCCGACTCTCTGGAAGCTAGTTACCAAGTCAATTGGTATGCACACGCCGAAGAAGAAGGCGGAGCTGCTTAGACGTGCCGCCAATCGAAACGAGCTAGACGTGAAGCCCTGGCTACTGATCGAAAGGGTTCAGGCCGGGATCGTGATGCTTGATCTCATTCACCAGTACTCTGGGATCATTGAAGTCAAGAACATCAAGGACGGTAAAAAGACGCAGACAATCATCCTCGCAAGGGAGGAGTTCATTACTTGGATGGAACAGGCAGACAAAGCGAACGAAGAGATGCGACCCTTCTATCTACCTACCGAGAACCCGAAGGATTGGGTTAGCGTGTTTGAGGGAGGGTACAGCCACCCAGGACTGGCAAGTCCACTAGTCAAGACTCGGTGTGATGATCACCTTCAGCTACTTGCGGAGGCCGATCTAAGCAAAGAGCTACGGGCCGTGAACGCGCTGCAGCAAACGGAGTACGTAGTGAACGACAAGGTGCTTGCTGTGTTTGAGTCCCTGTTTAATCAGGGGGTTAGCATGGCTGGACTGCCGGGGAGGGAGTTGATTCCTTTCCCGCCCAAGCCGGACGACATTGCTACAAACAAAGTCGCCAGGAGGGACTGGGCTCGCGCTGCTTCGCTTATAGCGAAACAGAACAGGAAGATGCAGGCGAAGCGGGTGGCGGTTGCCAGGACACTTAGCATTGCTAAAGAGCAGGACCGTCCCTTTAGCTACGTGTACATGCTCGACTTCCGGGGCAGGAAGTACGCAAAGGGACAGTTCCTCAACCCTCAAGGGAGCGACCTGTCTAAGGGTCTGCTTAAGTTTGCCAAGGCCAAGCGGGTCACGCACATAAACCAAGCTGCTTGGCTCGCCGTCCACGGTGCAAACTGTTACGGCAACGGTGTCAACTTGCTCAGACTCCAGTACCGAGTTGACTGGGTCAAAGAGAACAGCGACAGGATTGTCGCTACAGCTAAGGACCCGCTGTCTGACATGTGGTGGGCGTCTGCTGATTCCCCTTGGTCCTTCCTAGCCTTTTGCTTTGAGTGGGACCAGTTCCAGATGCTCGGCTACGGCTTCTTGTCCAGTTTGCCAGTAGCGATGGACGGCAAGAACAATGGGCTTCAGCACTACGCGATGCTGACGCGGTGCATGGAACTGGCCAAAGCGACAAGCTGCGTCCCGTCCGACATCCCTGCCGATATCTATTCTGACATAGCCGCGCTAGTTACGTGGAAACTTGAGCGGGTTGTGACGACGCGGCCGGGCGGGGACGAGGGCAACTGGTTTCTTGCGGAGAAGCTGCTTGAACTGTTTGGCGGTAGCGTCCCCCGCAAAGTGTGCAAGGTGCCTGTTATGGCCCTGCCCTACGGGGTCCAGCTGCGAGGCATTACTGACTACCTTCTTGATTGGTACTGGGAAGAGGGCAGACACAAGCAGGTAAAGGGCTTCAGCAGTCATGGCTATCCTGAGATGGCTTACTTGGCCAAAACGATCTGGTCAACCATGATCCTAGACGGCCCAGTTAGTAGCGCCCTCCACATGATGGACTGGCTACGTGACTTGGCTAAGGTCGCTGCAGCTAACGGGACTCACTTGTCTTGGACCACCCCGTCCGGGTTTGTGGTTAGACAGAACTACTTGGACTCCTCTGCCCGTGTAGTTAAGACCGCGCTTGGCGATAAGGTTCAAAGGCATAGGCTCAGCATGCCGGTTGATCGAATCAACTCACGCGCCTCAGCCGCAGCCTTCCCCGCGAACTTTATCCATTCGCTTGACGCGGCTGCGCTTACCCTCACTCTTAACAATTGTCTCGACAACGGCGCGTTTGGAGACGGGAGCTGGAGCTTCTGCGTTGTGCATGATTCATTTGCAACACACGCGGCAGACGCAGAACTGTTGGCCCAGTCACTTCGCACCACACATGCTCAAATGTACTCGTCTGACCTCGTCCAAACTTTGGCTGACGAGGTCTTGAGCATGCTGCCCGATGGCACTAGCTTGGACGACCCACCGGCAAAGGGCCGTTGGGAACCTCGACACCTTACTGAAGCAAGGTACTTTTTCTCATGAACCGTAGACCGATTAAGACTCCTGTTGGCACGGCCGTCTGGCCGAAGCTGAACGAACCGGACACTCGCTGGAAAGCTGAAGGTGAGTATTCGGTGACCCTCCGACTCTCGGCGGAAGACTCTGCCAAGATCATTCAAGAGCTGGAGGGGTACGCAGACGTTGCGTACAAGTCCTTCTGCCAGCAGCAGGGGAAGAACAAGCTGAAGCGTGCAGGTCTTCCTGTTCAGCCTGTTACCGATGAGGCTGGCGAAGAGACTGGCGAGCACGACTTCAAGTTCAAACTGAAGGCTCGCGTGGAGACCCGCCGTGGTGATGTGTTCACCCAGCAGGTGCGTTTGTTTGATTCCAAGGGAACGCCGATGAACGAAGACGTCGGCGGTGGGTCCCGGATCCGCGTGGCTGGTGAGATCAACCCGTGGTACACCGCCTCCCTTGGCTTCGGACTGTCCCTTTGGGTTAGGGCGGTGCAGGTCATCGACCTTGTCGAACCCAAGAGTGGTGGCTCCGCTACCAGCTTCGGCTTCTCCGAAGTGGACGGTTCGTTTACTACCAGCGGCGAGCAGCTGGGAGACGAAGAAGTTCAGGTGCCGGTTGACGACTCGGCCGACTTCTAAGTGAATGTATCCTTTGACGTGCTTGGCGACCCTGTTCCGCAGGGGAGCATGAGGGCCTTCGTGGTCAAGGGCCGCGCAGTCCTCACAAGCACGTCAAAGAATCTAAAACCTTGGAGAGCCAAGGTAGCTGAAGCAGCGCGAAACGCTTCAGATGGACAATACGCTGCGGGTAAGACTTGCATGTCTGTTACTTGCACCTTCCGCATGCGTCGTCCACAATCGCACTACCGCGCATCCGGTGAACTCAAGCCGACTGCGCCTTCACAACCCAGCACTCGTCCCGACCTAGACAAGCTAGCTCGTGCCGTCCTTGACGGCCTGACTGGTGTCCTGTTCGATGACGACTCGCAGGTTACGACTCTAAGACTCATTAAAACCTACGCGGACTCCCGGCGTGAAACAGGGGTACACATCAATGTCCAGCTCGACCAACGAAAGCAAACTGATCTCGAAGGGCCCTTGCCCTGACTGCTCCTCCTCTGACGCCTGTGCCACCTACGACGACGGGCACACCTACTGCTTCAGCTGTGAGAAGCACACCCAGTCCGACAGCGACAGCTCCTGGGTGCCTCAAATGAAACCGGCACCGAAGCCCAAGCCGGTCTCTTCTAACTCGTCGCTTCTGCCCTGCTACTTTGACGCTCTCGTTACTCGCAAGATCAGCGAGGAGACGTGCCGCAAGTGGGGCTACGGCAAGGGCGAGATGGGCGGCGAGCGTGTCCAAGTCGCTACTTACTGCGACGACGACGGCAACCCTGTTGCTCAAAAGGTTCGCTTCAAGTCCAAGGACTTCCGCATCGTCGGTGATCCGAACAAGATGCACCTTTATGGCCAGCACCTGTGGCGTGACGGTGGCCGCATGGTGGTGGTGACCGAGGGCGAGCTGGACGCGCTGTCCGTCTCCCAGGTCTACGGAAACAAGTACCCGGTCGTCAGCGTTCCCAACGGTGCTCAGTCGGCCAAGCGGGCCGTGCTCAAGAGCCTCGATTGGTTGGAGCGTTTCGAGTCCGTGGTGTTCTGCTTCGACAACGACGAGCCCGGCCGCAAAGCTGCGGTGGACTGTGCAGGCTGCCTGTCTCCCGGCAAGGCCAAGATTGTCAAGCTGCCCCTGAAAGACGCGAGCGACATGCTGCAGCAGGGGAAGGGCAAGGAGCTGATTGACCTGATCTGGGAGGCCAAGACCTACCGACCTGACGGGATCGTTAGCGGCGACGACGTCTGGAAGATCATTACCAAAGTCGATAAGGCTCAGTCGTTCCCCTACCCGTGGCACGGGATGAACGAGCTGACTCGCGGCATTCGGACTGGTGAACTCACCACCTTCTGCGCGGGCTCAGGCGTCGGCAAGTCCGCTGTGTGCAAAGAGCTTGTTCACCACCTCGTCATGAAGCACGGCCAGAAGGTTGGCTTCATTGCTCTGGAGGAGTCGGTCAAGCGGACCGCCCTGTCCCTGATGGGCATCCACATGAACAAGCCTGTTCACCTGGACATGTCCCTGGCCAGCGAGGATGAGATGGAGGCTGCTTACTCTGAAGTGATCAGGGACAACCTCGTCTTCTACGATCACTTCGGCAGTCTTGACAACGACAACCTGCTGAACCGCATTAGGTACATGGTCCGCAGCCTGGGCTGCCGGTTCATTGTGCTGGATCACATTAGCCTCGTTGTGTCCGGCCTCGACGGCGGCGACGAGCGTAGGAATCTGGACAATGCGATGACGCGGCTCCGGTCCCTGGTCCAGGAGACTGGGGTGGGGATGCTGGTGGTGTCCCACCTGAAGCGGCCTGACGGCAACAAGGGCCACGAGGGGGGCCAGCGCACCACCCTGGCGCAGCTGCGCGGCAGCGCGGCCATCGGCCAGCTCAGCGACATGGTCTTCGGCCTGGAGCGGGACCTGCAGGACCCGGACAGTCAGGACATCACCACCGTCCGCTGCCTGAAGAACCGTTTCACGGGGATGACTGGCGTGGCCTGTCACGTTCGTTACAACCGCGAGACCGGCCGTCTTAGTGAAGCTATGGACGTCTTCGGGGACGACGACAGCAAGGGGGCGTTCTGATGGAGTACTTCGATGTCGAGGCAGACGGCCTGCTGGACAGCGCGACCCGTGCATGGTGCATGGTCATCATCTCGGACGGCGAAGAGTCCAAGTACGTTGG